GAAGCTACTGAAATCTAAAGCCTGTCAACCGGCGTTAGACGGAGGGAATGTTAAATGATTGACTGTGATGGGAGATACTGCAATGAATGGGCTTTCGGACAGGGGTTCGATTCCCCTCAGCTCCACTTTTAGTATCCACTTCCGAGTAAATCTCGACGTAGGTTGGATACACAACAACTTTTTTAATATAAGTCTTAATGATTCTTTGCTGATCATTGAGGCTTTTATTTTTTATATTCATATCCATTCTCAGAATCTCTTTTACTTTTTCTTTACTTGGAGCATTAGCTAAATCATTATTAATTTTTAGATATTTTAGTCTATCCAGTAAGTCCCGTTTTTCTAGTTCTAAATATTCTAATTTTTCCTTAACTGCATCAGAAAATAAACCATTCATAATAGCATTGACCATGGAATCAATCTGTTTATTACTGATTGCCAACCTCTTTTCTAAATCATTAATCTCTCCAGGTATCTCCTTTGACATTTCATTCATTTGTTCCATAATAAAATCAACTAATTTATTAATTCCGTCTTCTGAAATTGTAGTTTCTAGTTCATCAATAATTATACTTTCAATAAGGTCCTTCCTTATGTCTTTAGCATCGCAAGTTTTTTTTGCTTTCCTGGTATTGCATTTATAGGTAATTCTTAGTGACTTATTTCTACCAGACTTAATTTTATTACCACACATGGATCCGCCGCAAAGTCCACACTGAATTACACCTGACAGAAGATACACTTCTTTGGCTTTTGCCTGCCCGCCTGCTTTATGTTGTCTTTCATTGTATATTTTATTAGCATTATCCCATTCACTATCTGATATTATTCTTGGGATACCATCTTCAATTCTCACTATATCATCTCCAGTAACATTTTTTAAAATACCGTTTTGTTGTATACGTTTATTTTTTCCGTATACATATACACCTTTATACTTTTCATTTCGTACTATTGCATTAATGGATCCTGCTGTAAATTGAGTGCCATATTTTGTTCTGTATCCATTAGAATCTAACCATGATATTATTTCACCTACGCTATGGAAGCTATTTACCATTTCAAATATTTCTAATACTGCCTTGGCCTCATGTTTGTTAATAATATAATTTTTGTCTTTATCTACATCATAACCAAAAGCTGGTTTACCACCAGTGTGTTTACATTGCAGAGCATTTTCTTTTAATCCCTTCATTACTTCTCTGGCAAGGTTAGCAGAGTAGTATTCAGCCATCCCTTCCAGGACAGATTCTAATATTATTGATTCAGGACTATCGTCAAAGTTTTCAAGGACGGAAATAAGTCTAATTCCATTTTCTTTGAGTATTCTTTTATAAAAGGCAGAATCATATCTATTTCGGGCAAAACGATCTAATTTATGGCAAATAACAACGTCAAACAAGCGGTTCTTAGCATCGGATATCATCTGCAAGAACTGAGGTCTGTTATCTGTTTTGGCGGAAAATGCCTCATCAACATAAGTTTTAACTATTCTATAATTATTATTATTTGCATATTCAGATATTGCTCTTGTTTGAGCCTCTATCGATTCTTCTCTTTGATTATCCGAACTATATCTAGCATATATTGAAGCCCTTAACATATTAATTATTCCTTTCTGAAAATGTGCAGAAAAATAGCCCTAATTAATAAACTAGAGCGTATGTTTGGTATTGTTAGGCAATTCCAGGTGTGATATAATATGCCTGTGTGCGAGATATTATATAGGCTAGGCTCTAGTTTATATGTATCGGCAAACCGTTCCTATTGCAAGTAGGGGCGGTTTTTTATTTTATATGTAACTCATACGTGTTGCCTTTTTTAACTCTTGTTATTATTCCATATTTCTCTAAGTCCATTAATACAGAACGGATGATGTGTTTATAATCTGGCTCGAATTCTTTGTATATATTGCTTTGCTTTATACCATCATTAGCCTTAATAAACTCTATTAATTTTGACCTTATTATTGCATGTTCATCAATATTTAATCTTCTCATTTCCAGTTTATCAAGATGATTTTCAAAGTACTCTATATAGCTAAAATCAGGGTTCTTCGAATTATGACAGTGCTCCCACATATCATCAAAATATATCTGACCTCCTTTGCCATGGGAATAACAGAACTCTCTGAATTGTTCATAATGAGCAATAGTTTTTTTTGTTCTTATGACTTCTTCATCTAAATTATCAGACGATATAGAATTTGCTAACTTAAATAGCTTATCTTCGGCAAGTGAGATTGTTTTTTGAAACTTATGATAAAAACAACTGGATAATTCATCATCATCATCTTCTGTTCTATGAAATTTAGGATTGGCGCTGTTTTTCTTGTAAATAATACTTTCCTTAAAGCCATCGATTTGCGCTTGCTTAATCGTTTTTCCATCAGGCAATAATGTATTTAAATAGCTGCTATCACCAGAAGGTATAAGCTCCATCTCGTCATTTTGCTTATTTATATAGTTTATCATTTTTATGGTATATTTTTTGTCATTGATAGAGGAATTTCTGCGTTTTAAGAGCTTATAAATTAAAATTGGTAGAATCACTAATATTACTGCAGTAATTACTGAAGAAGTATTTTTATATTTAGATATATTTAATAAAAATCCAAACTCCCAATAAACAAAAAAAATAATTAGAAATACTTTAACTATAAATTTCATATTAATCCCCCTTATTTATGGTTTACATCATTTACCATTATATCAAAGGAAGATAAAAAATACTACCAAAAGTTACAAATATCACTTGTAAAAACAGAACAGATGTTCTATAATTTATTTATCGCTACTTTAGAACGTGTGTTTGTAATGGAGGGAGTACATATTGAACGCAGATGAATACAAGGATACAATTATTAAATTGTTAGATAAGATAAATGATGTTTCCATCTTGTCTAAAATCTATACTGTAATAAAAACTTTTCTGAACTAGTTTTTATAAGTGGAGTAGGTGAGAGCCTACTCTTTACTTTTTTCTGCAATATGTATTATAAAATTTCTTAACAGTTTTTTGCTATCTTCATCTAATTTCCAATATTCAATTACTGCTTGCATAGCTAATTTATCATTGCTCTTAGAAATCTCTGTAGCTGCCTTGAAGTATTCATCTTCGACAGGGAAGTTTAAAAACATTTCTCCTTCTCCAGTTCGGAGCCAATTCTCATTAACATTAAATTCCCTACATATAGCCATTATTACTGCATTTGAAGGATTCCTATTTCCAGTTTCATAATTTGCAATGGTGTTACGCGCAGAACCTATTCTTTTCCCGAAATCTTCTTGCGTTATCTGTAATGCAATTCTTATATCTTTTATTCTTTCATTCAAGCTATCACCTCCACTTCTAACTGTATTGTAATATATTTTGTTCTCGAAGTCAACAAAAAAATATAAAAAGCAGTTGACAATGTTCTCGGAGTGCCATATAATGTTCACATAGACAACAATATAGCCACACAAGAAAGGAGCTGATTACATGGCTAAGTATAATCACTTAACTGAAAAAGACCTGCAGGAAGGCAAAGAGATTGTAAACATCTTTGAATCCCTTGATGAAGAATCAAGGAAAATCATCCTTGTATACGCAGGAGCATTAAGAGATAAGCAAATGTTAGAAAAACAAACGGCCTAGTCCTTAGGGGCTAGGCACAAACCAAAACAGGATAAGAGGTGATAGTGGTGATGGATCTAGTATTTAAAAGAAAGAAACGTCCGGCGATTGAACCAACTGGACAAGTAGTAATTAAAATTAATGCAGAAAGTTACAACAAAGTATTGGAAGTAGCAGATGAGACAGGAGAATCACTAAGAAGTATAGTTTCTAAAATGGTTGAGTTTGCCTATGAAAATATTACATATGAAAGCGAAGAGTAAAGGAGAATTGATATGGCTGAATCAGCTTCATTCAAGATAAAAGAAAGAGAAAGCATGGAAAAAATGATACAAGCCTATACTGGTATGAGTTCGAAGGAATATGCAAAGAAGATTTTAACTGATTTTCGAGCAGAGCGGAAACAGGATAAAACCGCTTAGGCGGTAGAAGGGAGGACAAGCTATTGAATTATAGTGAATGGAAAGTTACATCAAATCTAATTGGTGGAGAGAAGGTGTATGCAGCCTACCGCATTAGAGATATTAACGAAGTAGACCACTCCGGCAATAGAGAATATACTGGTGGATGGACCAATAACAGGGAGGCTGCACAAATAGTAGCAGAACAACTAAATCATTGCAATAAAGATCAAGGAGGGGAGGTATAAGCCATGAATAACGAAACAATTACAATCCAAGACTGCCTGGATATGTATGAGAAAAAAGGCAGAGTAACAGTAATTGAGAATGGACAAGTAGTAGCATTCAGAAGGGAGGATTAACCATGCCAAAGTATGAAGTAGGACAAACCTACACCGTATTATTAAGTGGCGGGATACACACATTTGAGGTCCTTGAAGAGGATGATGGAATTTATGGTATCCGGTGGGATGATGGCTGCGAAGAATGGGCATACGAAGCTGATTTAGATAATTGGATTGGGGCAGCGCTATGAAATCCTTATGTAAGACCTGCGGGAGGTATTGGAACGTTAGCATCCTGCAGCGGATACCAAAAGCCGGGTATGAGTGCCCGTGGTGTGCCTGGAAAAGAAAAAGAAAGGAGGAGGCAAAGTGAATCAAATTGTTTTAACTGTGGATAAACAGGCAGTAATCAGGCAGAGGAAGTGGATACAGACATTATGTTGCCAGGCAAATTTAATAAATGTAGATAGTACATACAAGGTATTGAATGATGCTGCTAATACACTAAATAAAGCTGTAGGTATTTATATCACTTTGGATGAGTTTGAGCTACTTGAACCGAAGGATTCGGAGAGAATCAAAGAAGATATCGAGCGTATTGATAACAAAATATTCTATCTAAAAGAAGAAAAGAAAAAAGCCCGGCTTACCGCGAATAAGTCGAGCCAATAAGTAAATAACCATAGCCTTATTATAGGGCAGAAACAGGAGGATGTAAAGTGGCAAATAAAATTGAGATTAAAAGGTTCCTGGAGAGGAAAAAGGAAGAATCTATTAGGAGATTAATAGAAGAAAGCCAACAGAAACAAGAAGTTGCTAAAGATTTGTTTTTCGAAGCTTATAGTGAAAAATTTGCAGACATTAAGGCAAAAGTGGTGGCTGCAGGTGTTGAATATGACAAGTTAGTTGAAACTATAACTAATCTAGGAATTGCTTCATTCCTGAGAAATTATAGATCTCCTGCTAATAGCTTCAACGAATTAATTAATAAACTATCAATAAGCCATCTTCGGGATACTTACATAGATATCGTAGAAGCACAAAAAATCGAAGATTCATATAGTAAAAAAACAAAAGACTGTGAAAGAGAGTACGACGGACTTATTGCTGTATGCAATGCGAATAACGCGAAGGATAGTCTTAAAATCCTTGAAAACCTTGGGTTTGATATTTCAGAAATTGAAATCAAGAAAGAAGAGTGTACCACTCTTGTGACCAATATTGATGTCGGTAAACTATTCATTGTAAAGGGGGATAAATAATCATGATAAAAGGAATCGTTAGAAATATTGATGAATTAGGAAGAGTAGTTATACCAAAAGAATTTAGAAAGTCATTACGAATTAGTGAAAAGGATCCGGTAGATATTTATCTTAAAAATGGAGTTTTGTGCATAGAGCCGGCTAGGTTGCAGTGTGTATGCTGTGGATCCACGGAGGATGGACTAGTTGAGAAAAATGGAGTACATATGTGTCCCGAATGTATAGCTGATTTACTGAAGGAGGCAATGAAAGAATGAACAACTATTACACCTGTAAATATTGTGGGGCCAATCTGGACCCAGGAGAAAAATGCGATTGTATTAAAGAGGAACCTGTAAACCCTATCACAAAGAAATCGGAGGATTTTAACCATGGAAATAACAATCAAAATTCAGGAGCTAGAAGGATTAATTACTGCCATCAATAATTTGGCAAGTGCGCTGGGTACTAAAAATAATGCACTGGTACAGAATCAGCAACCAATACCACAACAGACTATGCCTAATCAAAATCAAGTACAGCAATTCGCGCCGGTGCAACCGCCGATACAGCAGCCAAACCCAATGCCTGCATATCAGCAGCCAATGCAGCAAGCACCTATTCATCCCAATATACCTGCACAGCAGAATATGCCTGGACAATTAGCACCACAGGGTCAGGTACCTACAAGCCACACAGCGCAAAATTATACCCAGGATCAAATCGCAGTGGCAATGACTTCATTATGTGATGCCGGAAAGTATGACGCTGTTATGGGGATACTTTCACAGTTTGGTGCAGAAACATTGATGCAGGTACCAAAAGATCAATATGCAGCTCTTGCTACCTTGCTAAGAGGGGCAGGTGCTAACATCTAATGAGTGAAGAAAGAGAACACGCCCTATTAGCCGCATCCAGCGCTAAAAAGTGGTTGAATTGTCCTCCTTCTGCAAGACTAGAGGATTTGTTCGAGGACAAGTCCTCCGAAGCTGCAGAAGAAGGAACTCTAGCTCATGCAATGGGCGAATTGAAATTACGAAAGCTGTTTGTGGAAATTGCAATGTCTGAAAGAACCTTTAAGACGAGGCTTAACAAATTAAAGAAAGATCCACGGTATCAGGACGAAATGGACCGATTTACAGATATGTATGTTGAGTATGTTTCAACTACAGCTTATGCATATCCAACTGCGCCATACATAGCTGTAGAGAAGAAAATAGACTATAGCAATATTGCCCCCGAAGGTTTCGGTACTGCAGATTGCGTAATTCTATCCGGATCAGACTGCCATGTATTTGATTTTAAATATGGTAAAGGTGTACCGGTAAGTGCAGAGGCGAACCCGCAGTTATCGTTATACGCAGTTGGTGTCATCAATGCCTACAAGATGTTTTATCCCATTGATAAAGTGACTTTGCATATTGTACAGCCAAGGTTAAATAACATTTCTTACTGGGAGACAAATGCGAAGGAGCTGAATACTTGGGCGAATGTTATTGTAAAACCAGCTGCAGCTTTAGCTTTTGATGGAAAAGGTGAATTTAAGCAGGGTGCATGGTGTGATGATAGTTTCTGTAAAGCTGCAGCTACCTGTAAACATCGTTCGGATGAGAACCTGGAATTAGTTAAATATGATGGAGCAGAGCCGCCCTCTCTTTTATCAAACCTGGCTGTCGGAGAAATTCTTGAAAAGGCTCAATTTCTTTCTAAGTGGGTTAAGAAACTAGAAAAGTATGCATTAGATCAGCTAGTAAAGGGCAATGAAATACCAGGATGGAAAATAGTAGAAGGGCGTAGCAATAGAACTATTACTGATTTCGACAAGGCTTTCGAAGCGCTTCAGGCTGCCGGTTATGAAAAGGCACTTTTATACGAAAGTAAACCTTTATCCCTTACCGAAGTAGAAAAGATAATTAGTAGTGATGATTACAGTAATATCCTTTCACAGTTTATTGAAAAACCACAAGGCTCACCTACTTTAGCTTTACATAATGATAAAAGACCTGAAATGAAACTAAATAATACTGCAGCCGATGATTTCGGAGGCGAAAACATATATAAGGAGGATACCGTATCATGAGTACAATAACAACAGGAAAAGTACGATTCAGTTTTACAAACATTTTTACACCAAGAGCACCGCAGGAAGGTGGAGAACCAAAATATTCTCTTACTATCTTAATTCCTAAATCAGATGTTGCAACCATACAGGCAATACAGCAAGCAATGGATGCTGCCGTACAGGAAGGAATTACAAGCACTTTTGGAGGAGTAAGACCACCTAGACTAAACATGCCCCTATATGACGGTGATGGGGTAAGACCTACATCCGGAGAACCTTTTGGGGAAGAGTGTAAAGGGCATTTGGTTATGACAGCATCTTCTTTACAGCAACCGTCTGTAGTAGATATCAATGTTCAACCAATTCTCAATCAAGCAGAAATTTATTCCGGATGCTATGGCCGAGTTTCTCTTAGATTCTTTGCTTATAATAAAAATGGTAATAAAGGTGTTGGTTGTGGGCTAGGTAATGTCCAGAAACTCGCTGATGGAGATCCGCTTAGTGGAAGAACTTCCGCTGCAGATGACTTTGGTGGTAACAATTCCTACAGTCCAAATCAGATACAACAGTTTCAACCGCAAACCTATCAGGCACCTGCGCAGAATCAGTTTTCATACCAGCAGCCACAGCAGCAATATCAAGATCCTGCTTGGTTCAGCCAGAGTAATCCCATACAGCAGCAAGGATACCAGGTACAACAACCACAGAATAATTTTGCACCGCAACAGGCACCTACACAAACTCCATACCAAGCGCCTGGATATCAGCAGCAACCATATCAGCAGCAAGGATACCCAGTACCGCAACCGCAACAGGTTAATCCAGTAACCGGTATGCCAATGTCTGGGGGAGTGATGGGTATTTGAGAACTTTATCTATTGACTTAGAGACTTTTAGTAGCGTTGATATTAAGAAGTCCGGACTGTACAAATACGTGCAGTCTCCGGACTTTGAAATTCTATTATTTGCTTACTCTTATGATGGCAGTCCGGTTCAAGTAGTGGATCTAGCCCAAGGTGAAAAGATTCCCTATTTTACAGTAATGGACCTACATAGACCAGAAGTAATTAAAACAGCTTTTAATGCCGCTTTTGAATATTACGCTCTTAGTAAATTCTTTGAAACTCATATCGAGCAATGGCGCTGTACCATGGTGCATTCCTTATATTGCGGATTCCCTGGAAGTTTAGATTCAGCTGGTAAAGCACTTAGATTTCCTTCAGACAAACGAAAAATGGCAGAGGGTAAAACTTTGATTAAGTATTTCTGTGTTCCATGCGCCCCTACAAAGCGGAACGGTGGACGCACTAGAAATCTTCCAAAGCATGAGCCAGGTAAATGGAATTTGTTTAAAGAATACTGCAGACAAGACGTTGTAACAGAAATGGAAATTAGTCGTACACTTTCAGCCTATCCGGTACCTGATGAAGAGTGGAAACTATGGCAGGTAGATCAACAAATTAATATTCATGGAGTAAACATAGACACGGACATGGTGAATGGTGCTCTTGCTATTAACGAACATATGGCCAATGAGCTAACAGATAAAGCGAAAGATATATCCGGACTAGAGAACCCAAATAGCGTGGCACAATTAAAAACCTGGATTGAATCTCAGGCAGACATTGAATTGGATGGGCTGACAAAACAAACAGTTGCTGAATTATTGGCCAATAAAACCGGTAGCGATGAAGTACAAGCATTACTGCAGATCAGGCAGGAATTAGCAAAAGCAAGTGTAAAAAAATACAATGCTATGACAGCTGCTGTTTGTAGTGATGACCGTGTAAGAGGGTTATTACAATTCTATGGTGCTAACCGTACCGGCAGATGGGCAGGGCGATTAGTACAAGTTCAGAATCTACCAAGGAACTATATAGAGTCACTCAATACTGCAAGAGAGCTAGTTAAGAGGCAAAATATCCAAGCACTTAAACTTATTTATGGAAATGTTCCAGATACCCTTTCACAGTTAATCCGTACAGCCTTTATACCAGAAGAAGGACATGAGTTTGCAGTGGCAGACTTTAGTGCTATAGAAGCTCGTGTAATTGCGTGGCTTTCTGGAGAAGAATGGCGGCTAAATGTATTCCGTACTCATGGAAAAATATACGAAGCTTCTGCATCTGCAATGTTTGGCGTACCAATAGAGCTTATTAAAAAAGGAAATCCGGAATATGAGCTAAGACAAAAAGGTAAAGTCGCAGAGCTGGCACTTGGATATCAAGGATCATCCGGTGCACTTATTCAAATGGGTGCATTAAACATGGGACTGGCCGAAGAAGATCTTCCGGATATCGTAAGACGTTGGCGAGGATCAAACAGACGAATTGTAGACTTCTGGTACAGTGTCGAACAACGGGCCGTAGAATGTGTAAAGTATGGTGTTGTTTCATCCTTGCCCCATGGTATCACATTCACCAGGGACGAAAGTAGACTTATGATAATACTTCCTTCAGGAAGAAGATTATTCTACAACGAACCTAAACTTATACCAAATGATAGAGGTTTTGAGTCTTTATGGTTTATGGGCCAGAACCAAACAAATAAGAAGTGGGAAGCAATTCAAACATATGGCGGTAAACTAGTCGAGAATATCGTTCAGGCAGTCGCAAGAGATTGTCTAGCTTATGCTCTTATAAATCTCCATTGTGCCGGCTATAAAATTAATTTCCATATCCACGATGAAGTAATAACTGAAATACCTATTAACGGATCACAAAGTCTTGAGGATGCTGTAAGCATTATGTGCCAATCAGCTCCCTGGGCGCAGGGATTGCCGCTTAATGCGGATGGATTTACAGGAACTTATTACAAGAAGGAGTAGGAGCTATGTTAAATGACAGAAAACTAAAAATAGCCGTGGCGAACAGTAGAAAAGCTACCAGCTGGATAACCCAGGAGCTCCTATGGTCCGCCATGGTACAAAAGCTCTCAGAACCAGTAAGACACCCGGAAACACTTGCAGAATATAAATCATACTCTAAGTCTAAGCAAGACGAATTAAAGGACGTGGGCGGGTTTGTAGGGGGTGAATTAAAGGAAGGCAAGCGCCGAAACGGGTTTGCATTAAACCGGCACTTGGTTACCCTGGATGCTGATAGTATTGCTCCTGGTGGTACCCAAACGGTTATTAACGCCGTAGATGCTCTAGGTTGTGGCTATGCTATCTATTCTACTAGAAAGCACGAGGGAGCGGCTCCAAGGTTGCGTATTATATTACCTTTAGATGTTCCCTGCTCGCCGGATGAATACGAACCTATCGCTAGAAAGACAGCTAGTTTTTTGAATATGCATATCTTTGACCCTACAACCTTCGAGCCCGTAAGGTTAATGTATTGGCCAAGTATTAGTAGTGATAGCGAATATGTATTTGTTTATGGTGATAAACCTTTCTTAAGTAAAGATGGAATGCTGAATCTGTACACAGATTGGCGAAACGTAGCTGAATGGCCAGAAGTACCAGGAGCAGCAAAACTTAGAGACCGTTCTGCTAAGAAACAGGGTAATCCACTAGAAAAACAAGGCGTTGTTGGCGCATTTTGCAAAATTTATGATATACCTGCAGCTATAGATAAATTTCTTCAAGATATCTATGATTACTGCGAAGGTGACAGATATACATATACGGAGGGCTCAACTGTTGGTGGCGCGGTGCTTTATGATAACGGTAATTTTCTTTACAGCCATCATGCAACAGACCCGGCTGCTGGGAAGCTCTGTAATGCCTTTGACCTGGTAAGACTTCATTTATTCCAGGATAAAGATGACGACGCCAAGCCAGACACTCCAGTGACTAATCTACAGAGCTTTAAGTCCATGTGCGAGTTTGCCATGGATGATCAGGAAGTTGCTAAGATAGTCAGTATTGAACGCTATGAGAGGGCACAGGAGGAGTTTACAGGGGCATCTTTTAACCAAGATAACAACATTGAAGATAAGCCGGATATGGATTGGTTGGGACGCTTAAAATGTAGTTCTCAAACAGGACTCCCTAATAAAACAATAGATAATGTACTGATTATACTGGATAATGACCCAAAACTAAAAGACAGGTTTTATCATGATGAATTTGGTAATCGTGCAGTAATAGTTGCACCAATGCCGTGGGAAAATATAGTTGCAAAAGGGTACCGGCAGAGACCGTGGAAAGATGAAGATGATGCTGGCCTAAGGCACTACATAGAAAAAGTATACACCATTACTGGCAAGGAACGTATCTATGATGCTGTAGCGGTTTATGCTACGGCTAGAAAGAGGCATAAGCTAAAAGAATACCTTATTTCTCTTAAATGGGACGGTGTTCCCAGGTTAGATACTTTGCTAGTAGATTATTTTGGATGTGAAGATACAGAGTATATAAGGATGGTTATCCGAAAGACATTAACAGCAGCGGTGGCCAGAGTAATGAATCCAGGAATTAAATTTGACAACATGCTTATTCTTTCTGGCCCTCAGGGCGTAGGGAAGAGTACTTTCTTTGGAATCCTGGGCAAGGATTGGTATTCCGACAGTCTAGCAACCTTTGAGGGCAAGGATGCATCTGAACTAATACAGGGTTATTGGATTATAGAAGCTGGAGAATTGACCGGATTTAATAAATCAGAAATGAATGCAGTAAAACAGTTTCTTAGTAAAAAAACAGATGTATATAGGGCGCCTTATGGCAGACGTACTGGTGAATTTCCAAGGTGCTGCATTATAGTTGGTACAACAAATGATAAAGAGTTTTTAAAGGATAGAACCGGTAATAGAAGATTCTGGCCAGTAGATTTAGGGAAGCAGCAAGTTACTAAGAATGTATTCAAACAGTTACCTGAGGAAGTGGATCAGATATGGGCGGAAGCTTTCATGCGGTACCAGATAGGTGAAAAGATATATCTTGAGGGAACTGTGGCAGAGGAAGCAATGAGGCAGCAAGAGGACCACAAAGAGAGTAACCCTAAGGAAGGAATTATTAAAGAGTTCTTAGAAAGAAAAATTCCAGTTGACTGGTATAAGAAATCTTCTGCAGACCGTATGATGTTTAACTGGCAGATGCTTGATCAGGCAGATGCAAACACCCTAATGGAACGTGATAGGGTATGTGCCATAGAGGTATGGTGCGAGTGCTTCAAAGGACACATTAATATGATGCGCAAATCAGATGCAGCAGAAATCAATGGTATTTTAGCATCATTAGAAGGCTGGAGAAGGTCAGAAAAAACTATCCGGTTCGGACCAGGATACGGAGTTCAAAGAGGCTTTGAAAAGTGTAACATTCTCTTGTAACATTCTTCGATTTTGTAACATTCTTTTGTAACATTGTAACAGCTTGTAACATTCGAATGTTACACCCTAAAGCCTTGATATTACTAGTAAAACTACTATTTGTAACATTGTAACATTTTTATATATAAATATATAATAATAAAGGAAATAAGGGTACACGTACCCCTGCGTACCCTTGTACGCGTATATATAGGGTAATATATAGGAAATTGGATGTTACATTGTTACATCGGTTAAATTTGGAGGGATAAAAATGCTTGAAAAAGAGCTTGAAAAGAAATTTACAGAAAAGGTGAAAGCTGCCGGTGGCAGAGCGTATAAATTTGTATCTCCGGGCAACGATGGTGTGCCGGACAGACTGGTAGTATTACCTGGCGGCCGTATCGGTTTTGTAGAATTAAAGCAAAAGGGTAAGAAACCTACGAAACTTCAGTCCCTACAGATGGAACGGCTTAAAGGATATGGCTGCTTCGTGTGTGTACTGGATGATCCGGAAGCTATTGACAGTGTGATATTTGGGATTGAACAGTGCACCGGAGAACAGCATGATATTGTTTTAGATATCTTAGAGGCAGGTGGTCTGATTTGAAATTTGTACCGCATGACTATCAAAGATACTGTGTCAATCGTCTAGTGTCAGAGGAAAATTTAGGACTGTTTCTCGATATGGGACTGGGTAAAACCGTTATTACTCTTACAGCAATGAATGACCTAAGGTATAACCGTTTTAAGGTCCGTAAAGTGTTAGTGATAGCCCCAAAGAAGGTAGCGGAGGATACCTGGACAAGAGAGGCAGAGAAGTGGGAACATTTAAAGCTGCTTCGTGTTATTCCAGTTCTAGGATCCCAGATAAAGCGCATTAAGGCTTTAAATACCCCAGGTGATATTTATGTACTAAGTCGTGATAATGTGCAGTGGTTAGTAGACTATTACCGGAACAGCTGGCCATTTGATACGGTTATTATAGACGAACTTTCCAGCTTTAAAAATCCATCAGCAAAGAGGTTTAAAAAGCTATGCCTGGTACGGCCCCACATTAAGAGAATGATAGGCCTTACCGGTACCCCCGCCCCTAATGGGCTAATGGATTTATGGGCACAAGTATTTCTTTTGGATTCTGGACAGAGATTAGAGACAACAGTAACGGCATACAGAGTCCGTTATTTTGATCCAGATAAACGTACCAGGGAGAGAGTTTTCAGTTACATGCCTAAGATCGGAGCGGAGGAGCTGATAAACGAAAAACTAAAGGATATCTGTATCAGTCTATCTGCCAAGGATTATCTTACCTTACCAGAAAGAATTGATAATGTTAGGTATGTTAAGCTTGATAGCAAGTCCCAGGAAAGATATGACGAGCTGCAGAGAGAAATGTTATTGGAGATTGACGATACAACAACGATTGATGCCGGTACTGCAGCTGTGTTGTCAAATAAATTATTGCAGTTGTGTAATGGAGCTATTTATGACGAAAACCGGAACGTTATTGAAATCCATGACAACAAGGTCGAAGCCTTCATGGAGATAGCCGAAGCGGCACAGGGTAAACCTATTCTTGTGTTTTATAATTTCCAGCACGATCTAGCCAGACTACAGAAAGCATTATCAAAGACAGGGCTTAGAGTATCAGAGCTTAAGAACCCTAAGAGCATAGAGGATTGGAACAATAAAAAGATTGATGTACTTCTAGCGCATCCAGCGAGTGCAGCATATGGGTTAAATCTTCAGGCTGGAGGTAATATCATCGTCTGGTTCGGGTTAAATTGGTCACTGGAGCTTTACCAGCAGGCGAATGCCAGGTTGTATAGGCAGGGCCAGACGGAGTCAGTTATAATTCACCATTTGGTGGTTGCCGGAACTATGGATGAAGATGTTATGGCCGCATTGGAGAATAAGAGAGTAACGCAGGATGACTTATTAAATGCTTTAAAAGCAAGAATCGAGAGTATAAGGGCTGCTTAGAAGGGAGAAATCATGACAAATGCAGAGAAATATACGAAAGATATAGATAGACTGGCAGATGCAATTTATCGAACAGATGAGTATGAGGAAGCCTGTAATCTGCACTATGATGAAACAAATGAATTGATTGGATGCAGACATGATGGTTTAGAAAAGGGTTGTATTGTCTGTATTAAGGAATGGCTTATGAAGGAGGATGCATAGCATGAACCTAAATGTAATTACCACTGAAATGATGGAACACATCTGCGACAACCTGTGCCGGCATCCCAGGGATACAAAGCGACTCGGTGTTAGTCAGGAGATGTTGGAATATATCTGTGCGGAATGTCGGATGGGGCAGTACGTGTGCGACATTCTGAATTATGCAGAAGGAGGTAGGGAATTAGATGGGAAAGACAAATGATTTAATGACTGGCCGGAACCAGGGATTAGCCATGGCTCTTAAGATAGTAAATGATGGTGGCATCGAAGCCCTGGAGAAAGAAATACAGTACAGGAACCTTACTGGAGTATCACTTAACCTTACTAAGGCTGAAATGGAAGCTGCAACAACTAAGATGCGGTTACATGCGACAGAGGTAGCAATAGTTATAAGCATGGTAGCTCTCCTGGAAGAGTTTCGATTTAGTAAGTTCCAGGTACATAAGTTTAAGAAGACCTTTGATGAAAAGGTAGAAGCAATTATCAGCGATACGGTACCGATGGCAGAATATCTGCAGGTATGTAAAGAGCAGTATGGTATTGAGATTACTTTTACGGATTAGCAGGTATTCATGAAAAAAAGATATTGTAATGATTGCTTTTTCTCAAAATATTTCAATGGATATTCCGTATTAAGCAGTGGATATGTGTGTTATAGAAATCCACTTAAACCAAAAGTTAAGGGGTTACGTGGTTCATGTGGTAAGTAATGAAATTATCATTTAGGGAGGTAAAGGATATGCGAAAATTTGTTGGAAGTATTAGTACGAATGTAGTTGGTTCAGAGTGTGAATTTGAATTTGAAGTAGAGGATAATGCTACCGAAGAAGAGATTGAAGAAGCAGGTAAACAAGCTGCATTTGAATACGTAGATTGGGGCTACAATGAAGAGCTAAATAAAATATAGCCTTAATAATGAATAAAATCAGATTATTCATCTATAGGTGAATAAAGAAAATTATGGAGGGTAAATATGGATACTAAAACATTATTAGAGCAGGCGAATGAACGCGTGAAGAACATAAACAGAATCATGGGAGAACTAGAAGACTTCGAAGCAGTATTATCTGTGACCGGTGCTAGTAAAGTTGCATTACATAGCAATGGGGGTACTACTTTTATAGACACAGTATTAAGCCAGGATGACATGGTAGATCTACAAGACATGGTGGTCACTAGAATAATTGGTGCGAGGAATAAAAAGACTGCAGAGCTAGAACAGCTGCTTGGAGTAGAGAAAAGAAAGCCGGCAATCATTAATCCGGAGTTTAAAAATGCTGTCCAGAAGATGGTTGAAACTGACAAGTGTCCTAAAGCGGGTGGTAGAAAAGTAATTGAGTTAGATGAAGAGCAGATAAGGGACCTATATGTTAATAAAGGTATGTCTTATAAAGGCATTGCTGAAAAGCTTAAGTGTTCTGATTTCACTATTCGTAAATTTTGTAATCAGCACGGAATAATAAGAGAGGCAATACCAAAAAATAAACTTACTTATCCGGTTATGACAGTTGAGGCAGTTCGGGAAATTTATACCAACGGTTCTACCAGTCTGGTAGATACAGCCAAATATTTTGGAGTTAATTCTAATGAGTTACATAAATTTATTGAAAAGCATGGACTTAAGAGACTTGTCATAAAACAAAATGATCCTTTCCTAGATGTTAATAAAATGAGCAAGGATGAGTTTAGGCGTAAAATGTTGTTAGGGAAAAAGTAGGTATCAGGTATGAAAAAGTTAAAGGGGTGATTAATTGACGGAAAAGGAACTAAAGCAGTACAGAAAGCTAAAGCAGGAAATAATTGACCAGGAGAAAAGAATCAATGAGCTTTGCGATAAAGAGGTGACAGTAGTTGCCGGTAAAGTTAGTTCTTCTATGAAGGACTTCCCTTATACTCCGATTAGGGTAGGAGTACTAATGGATGATCCGGTGGAAGTAATTGAGCTAGAGGAGTTGATAGCCAAGAAAAGGAAACGTATAGAAACAGCTAGGAAGCTTATTTTAGATATTGAGGATTACATAAGCAATATACCAGACTGTGAATTGAGACAGATATTTGAATACAGATATGTGGATGGAAGGAAGCTAAGAGAAATAGGCGAATTATTAAATATGGACTTTAGTGGTATAAGTAAAAAAATTCGAACTTATATAAACTTTCCAACAATTCCACAAAAACCTGTTATATAATTAGCATGGAAGTTCAGACATAGTCATGAACCTCCTTCCGGCTTCCGGGTGTAAAAGCCCGGTAGCTGATTTGGAATTGTATTTAACGAGGTAAGTTAATGTGGTGAGGTGCACCAATAATCCGCGGGGTAGGTTCGACTCCTGCCAATTCCACTCCCTTCCCCAGTGACCTTTATTAATTATTTATACTCCCCTCAAAGGCATTCAGGCTTTAAGTTCCTGGATGCCTTTTTAGTGTTGCAGATCATGGCAAATAGTGGTAGTATTTGTAGTATAAGGGGGTGATATAAGTGGAAGATAAAATAACGGTAAGCGAACTTTTTAAGAAATTGATGATAAATTCTCAATTTTCCATGGCATCTGAAGACAATCAATTAATTAATAGATTATTTGAGAATGGAAATTTGGATGACAAAATAAGCATCCATAAAGACATATCAATGATTATGGAATACTTAAGAATATCATTTATAAAAACAACAGTAATAACATTGGTAGATCTTGGTGTTATTGAAAAAGACTGCGATATATTAGATATTAATGTATCAAACAATTTAGTAAAAGAGTCTATGGAAATGTTAAAAATTTTAAAAAATTAATAATTTAAATATTTTGGTATACTTTACATTAATGGAAAATATTACATTTGAATTAAGTAAAGATTATTGGCATAGTGAAATCTATAAAATTTAAAGAGGTATTATTATATGGATTTTTTCGAAAGAGTTATTTATGACGTTTTGACAAATGTAGTTGCACTACTAATTATAACTGTTGTATCTCCATTTATTATTAAATGGATTAGAAAATGTCTATTAAAAAAAATTCATTCACAGATAATAATAAGCATCTAAAAGAAATTATAACATTCAGGAACTGTTCACACCAGTTCCTTTTTTCATACACAAAACCGACGAATAAGAGGTGGTGATAGTTGCCAAAAGCAAGAGATCCAAATAGAGATATGGCTTTTCAAATCTATAAAGATAATAATGGTAATATTGATTTAGTTGAGATTGCAAGTCAACTAAATATTTCACCAGGTTCTGTTAGAGGGTGGAAGTCGAAAGACAATTGGGAACAGCAATTGAATGGAACGCTCCAATCAAATACGGAACGTTCCAAACGTTCTAAAGGTGGACAACCTGGCAATAAAAATGCGGATGGTGGACCACCTGGTAATAAAAAAGCTGAGAAGTATGGTTTCTTTGCGAAATGGCTTCCGGAAGAAACAAGAGAGATAATGGGAGCTATTCAATCAGCGGATCCACTCGATTTACTATGGGATAATATACAGCTGCAGTATACAGCGATTATCCGGGCACAAAAGCTTATGTATGTTAAGGACCAGGAAGATTCAACTACTACTCAAATAGCACAGGGATACAGTGAATCAGGATCCAGTGAAAAATGGGAAGTACAACAGGCCTGGGATAAACATGCTACATTCCTGCAGGCACAGAGCCGGGCCATGAAGACGTTAGAGAGTATGATTAAGCAATATGATGAACTGCTGCATAACAATTGGGAGCTTGCTACTGAGGAGCAGAAAGCACGTATTGCACTCATTAAGAAGAAAGCAGATCTTAATAATAAGTCTGATACTTCACTTATGGAGGCTCTGCTTGAATTGGTAGGTGGTAATAAATGATATGGTCAGAAAAGCAATCAACATATATCACGCAGCCATTCGAACATACTCTAGAAGTTAATGAGGGCACTCCCAGAAGTGCTAAAACCACTGCTATAGTGTTTAGATACGCTTTATATTTATTGCAGTCAGATGATCAGAACCATCTTGTAGTGGCATACAATCAGGAGCAAGCATATAAACTTGTGATGGAATGTGATGGTTTTGGATTGATACATATATTTGATGGTAACTGCAGAATGAGACACGATGACAACGGTGACCACTTAGAGATTACTACTCCAAAAGGTATTCGAAGAGTCTACTATAAAGGTGGCGGTAAAGCAGATAGCCATAAGGGTATTACCGGTTTATCACTTGGTTCTGTATACTTCTGTGAAATCAACTTAATTCACATGAATATGATACAGGAATGTTTTAGACGTACCTTTGCTGCTAAAAAGAGATGGCATGTTGCAGATCTTAACCCTCCGGCACCATTTGATCCAGTTATTAAAGAAGTATTTGAGGTACAAGATACATCCTGGTTACATTGGACAATAAATGATAATCCAATTATTACTCCAGAACGTAAAGAAGAAATAAGAAAGACACTGCTTAAGAGTCCTTATCTTTATGCAAGAGACTGGGAGGGTAAGAGAGTTATTCCGGCCGGAGTGATATATGCCATGTTTGATCCAGCGAGACATATTAAGGCTAAATTAATAGATGATAAGAATAACCAAACAATGGTTGAATTATTCTTTTCTGCAGATGGTGGCCAGGGAGACGCAACCTCATGTGCTTGCAATATCATCATATACGATAAAATGATCAAGAAGTATATTATGTACAGGGTGGCTCATTACTATCATTCAGGAACCGAAACAGGACAGGTTAAGGCTATGTCAACCTATGCAGTAGAGATTAAATCATTTATAAATTGGTGTGAAAAGAAATTCAGAATGCACCGTTCAAGTGTTTATGTGGACCCTGCTTGTAAGTCGTTAAGAGAAGAACTACACAAGATAGGCATTGTTACAGATAAAGCAAATAATAATGGCAAGGAAAAAGTAGGAGCCAGTAAAGGTATAGAAGTCGGACTTGAGAGAGCGCAAAATGCTATCAATGACGGCTTGTTTTATTTGGTTGAGACAGATACATATAGCCATTATGACTTCTTAAAAGAAATTGGTATGTACTGCAGGGATGCAAACGGTAAGCCAATAGATGCTTATAATCATGCAATGGATGAATTCAGATATAGTATTAATCACTTCTATACGGACTATATCAATTAGGAGGTGAGAAAGGTGTTCACTAAAATATTTCAAGCAATAAGGAGGTTATTGTACAGCATGGGTATTATAAAAGGTGCTAAATCAGCATTTCAGAATAGAAGTATTCCAGACTATGACGATTTTTACAGTAATAGTATTGGGTTATGGAAAAGGATATGGCAAGGCAATCCTCCTTGGAGAACAGTTAAAAGAACAGGGCTAAACCCAGGTAAAGAGAGATTAATGGATTCCCTTGGAGCTGCTAAGGTATTGTGTAATGAGTTAGCCAATCTTACATTCTCCGAACAGGTAGATATAACTGTCTCAGATAAAGACTATGATGAATATGTACAGAAAGTGTTGCAGGCTAATGGCTTCTGGAAGAACTTTTCTGACTTACTAGAGTTAAATTTTGCAATTGGTGGTAGTGTAATTAAAACCTATCTTGAGAATGGCAATATAAAACTAGATTATGTTGATGCAGATATGTTCATACCTACTAGATGGGATAACAGAGCTATTTACGATGGTATTTTTATTAGTAAGACAACCAAAGGAAAGAAATATTACACCCTTTTCGAATGGCAGTATACAGAAATAGCAACAAATGAAGATGGTACTCAATACAGTCGGATTGTTATTGAAAACCACTTGTTTGAGAGTGATAAGAAGGATGAAGTAGGTGTAGAAGTTGCTCTATCTGTCTTATATCCAACTTTGCAGCCAGTTATTTATATAGACAATGTATCTGATAGCATATTCTCTTATATGCGCCCTTCTGTAGCGAATAACATTGATACAAACAGCCCATTAGGTGTTTCAGTATTTGCAAATGCATTAGATACATTAAAAGCCTTAGATGTTGCGTTTGATAGTTTTAACAGAGAATTTGTTCTGGGTCGGAAAAGAATCATTGTTCCAGTTAGCGCAATTAGAGCAGTGCCTGATCCAGAGAATCCTGGGCATATGGTTAGATACTTCGATGCAGAGGATGAAGTTTACCAGGCGATGAGGAAAGATGAGACAGAGGAACTCAAAATCGCTGATAATACAATGACATTAAGAGTAGAAGAGCATGTATCTGCTATTAATGCTTTACTAAATATTTTATGCTTTCAGACGGGGTTATCTCCTGGAACATTATCTTTTGATGCAGCACAAGGTTTAAAAACAGCTACAGAAGTAATTAGTCAGAACTCTAAGACATATAGAACTAAGCAATCGCATCAAAATCTTATTAAAGAGACTTTAGAAGATACTGTTAAGAGTATTATTATACTTGGTATTGCTATTGGTGATCTTAAATCGGTTAAAGATTACGAGGTTACAATAGGATTTGATGACTCAATCATCATTGATGAAAATGCCATTATAGATAATAACATTAAACTTGTAGGAGCCGGGCTTAAATCAAAATTAAAGGCTATTATGCAGATTCAAAAGTGCGATGAAGAAACAGCAAAGAGAGAGTTAGAACAGATTGCAAAGGAAGGTCAGGTTACTGGTGATGAGGCTGATATGTTTAATATGGACAATGGTAATAATAATCCGGAAGATGATGAAGGCGACGGTGATAAATAATGACACCATTAGAGATATTGGAAATGTCTCAAAGCATTACAGATGTCTATGAAAAAATGGAATATGATCTAATGATGAATGTTGTCCGTAATATTCGCAATTATGATCAAGTCACACCTACTGGGCAATGGCAGATTCAGAAACTAGCAGAAATGGGAAAGCTCAATAAACAGAATATCAAACTCATGGCCCAGGCATTAGGTGGTACCGGTACATATTTCGAAGATATGATTACAGCTGCAGCTATGCAAACTATATCAGAGATTGAACCGGGGTTTCAGCAGGCAGTTAAGCAAGGCATACTAGAAGAGGCGGTTGAACCTGATAAAAGTCCAAATATAAAGCAGGCTATGAAGGGCTATCAGAAGCAAGCTAAAGAATCTCTAAACCTAGTTAATACTACAATGAGAAACAATATAAAGGATATGTATGTAAAGATTATCAATGATACTGCTACAATAGCTGAGAAAATAGGTAGAAATCAAGAGGCTATTAATGTATTAAATAAATCAGCTGGGCAAGTAATATCGGGAGCTGAGAGTAGACAACAGGCATTAAGAAAGACTATTAAAGAGTTTAATTCTAAAGGTATTACAGCCTTTGTTGATAAGGGTGGTAAGAATTGGACACCCGAAGCCTATGTCAATATGGTAATTAGATCTACAGTGGGAAGTGTTGCTCATGGTACTCAGTTAGCTAGAGCTAAAGATTATGATGTGGATTATTTAGAGGTTTCTTCTCATAGTGGAGCTCGTCCTAAATGTGCAAAGGACCAAGGCAAGATATTCTGTATCAGTGGTAAAGATAAGAAGTATCCGGCATGGAAAAGTAGTTCTTATGGTGAGCCTGATGGTCTTCTGGGTATTAATTGTGGTCATTCCATTACGCCTTATGTACCTGGTGTTAATATACAGCGTAATTTTCCACAAGATGAAGAGGAAAACGATAAGCAGTACAAATTATTACAAGGTCAGCGAGCTCTTGAACGTGATGTGAGAAAGTCCAAGAGGGAACTTGCCATGTTTGATGTATTAGGTGATAAAGAAGCCTATCAAGAGATTGCAATAAGCCTTAAGCGTAAAGAAGCTAAACTTAACATGTACTGCAAACAAAATGGACTTCCAAGGCGTAGGAACAGAGAACAGGTTGAGGGTTTTGGAAAGAAGCAAAGTTCAAGAGCTATAAATGCAAATAAAGAGGAGTGATTGTTATTAAAGTTAATTTTCAATGATATATGGCGCAGACTAATAATTCTTTATAGAAAGGCGGTGATCCTTTTATCTCCCTAAAGACGTTGGGTTAATACGTCTTATTTTTATGTCCGAAACGACATTAAACTAACCAAATTCCACCGGACGAGACCGGGATAAAGAAGCGAAGGAGAGATATTATTATGACAAAGGAACAATTTATAGCATTGGGTTTAACAGAAGAATTAGCAACAAAAGCAGCTGAGCAATCCGCAACAGAACTTAAGACTTATATCCCTAAACATAGATTTGACGAAATTACCGAGGAAAATAAAACCCTTAAAGGTACCGTTAAGGAGAATGAGACTGCTTTAGAGACTTTAAAAAAGTCTACCGGGGATGCAGAGGCGCTTAAGAAGCAGATTGAGACCTTGCAGACTGACAACAAAACCAAAGATGAACAGTATCAGAAAGATCTTAATGAATTAAAACTTACCAATGCAATTAAATTAGCAATCGCAGGCAAAGCACAAGATGAAGATTTAGTTGCTGGCTTATTCGATAAGACTAAGCTAATCTTAGGTGATGATGGCAAGATTACTGGTTTAGATGAACAGCTTAAGGCACTTCAGGAAAGCAAACAATTCCTATTCAAGGAAGATACCTCGGCTACAATTAAACCAAAGGTGACTACTAGTATTCAAACTAACCAATCACTAAATAATGATAACAATCAAACAAAAAACTTTAAGGATGCAGTACAATCTGCAATCCAAGCACAACTTAATTAAGAGAGGATGATTAATTTATGGCTATTACTTTAGAAGAAGCTAAGAAAAACGTTCAAGACGACCTGCAGATGGGTGTTATTGACGAGTTTAGAAAGTCTAGTTATATTCTAGACAAATTAACCTTTGATGATGCAGTATCTCCAACTGGTGGCGGTGCTACACTCACTTATGGTTATACCAGATTAAAAACCCAACCAACGGCTACATTCAGAGCAGTAAACAATGAATATGTACCAAGTACGACCGAAAAAGAAAGGCATACAGTAGAACTTAAAGTCTTTGGTGGATCCTTCGAGATTGACCGTGTCGTTGCTAACATGGGTGGTATTGTAAGCGAGGTTACACTTCAATCAGAGCAGAAAGTAAAGGCTGCTAGAGCACTATTTAATGATACGTTCATTAATGGTGACAGTGCGGTTGACGCAAATGCATTTGATGGCTTAGATAAAGCATTAACTGGAACAGATACAGAGTATAACACAGTTTCTGCTATTGACCTTTCCACAAGTGCACTTGTTACATCTAACTATACTTCATTTCTTGATATGCTCGACGAATTTTTAAGCGGGTTAGACGGAGAAGTGGACTTTATTGGTGGCAATACAAAACTTATTGCTAAAATTAGAGCTTGCGCAAGACGCTCCAGTATGTATCAGGTTGCTCTTAACTCTTTTGGACAGCAGGTAGAGAAATACGGAAATACAACACTGGTAGATTTTGGGGCAAAAGCAGGTTCGAATAATCCAGTCGTTTCAATTGATGGAGTTACTGGTGAAACTTCTATGTATGCAGGAAGATTGGCTATGGATGGTATTCATGGAGTATCAATGTCAGGTGTTTCTCCGGTAAAGATTTGGCTGCCTGACTTTAAGACTGCAGGAGCAGTAAAAAAAGGTGAAGTTGAAATGGTAGCTGCAATCGCACTGAAAGCTTCCAAGGCTGCAGGTGTGTTCCGAAAAATCAAAGTACAATAAGGAGGATTATTACATGGCTAAGATATATGCACCGAATAAACAATACAGCGGTATATCTGCCAGTGTAGTTTTTGTTAATGGGGTAGGAGAAACTGAAAATCCTACCCTTTTAAAATGGTTTAAGGACCATGGCTACGAGGTAGAAGTAGTAGAAAAGAAAGATCCACCAAATGAACCATCTAAGTTTGATGGTATGGATGTAGAGCAGTTGAAAGCTTATGCTGCAGAGCATAACATTGAAATAGGCAATGCATCTTCTGTAAACGGTATCTTGAAAAAGATTACTGATGCAGAAAAGAAAGCTGAGGAAGAAAAGAAACAAACAGAGGATAAGGCGCAAAATCCTACTGAATAGGAGGTGTTAATGTGCCATATGTAGATCAAACATTTTATACAGATACTTATAGGGGTGAGTTGGTTTCAGTAACCGACTTTCCCAACTTTGAAGAAAAAGCAGCTGAAATGATTGACGAAATTACGTCTTATCGAATGAATTCTGACTTACTCTTACTTCAAACCACAGATATACAAACGAGATTTAAGAAAGCCGTATGTGCTCAGATTGAGTTCATCAATGCAAATGGTGGTACAGAAATTTATACTGCAGATAATCTACAGAGTGCTGGATTAGGTAAATTTAATTATACTGCTTCTGGATCTGGACAAACTAATATGATTGCACCAATGGCTTATAAGTACCTTAATCCTACTGGATTACTGTACAGGGGGTTGTGATATGAGAGCGATACCCAAAAAGTTATTAATTCATAGTGCAACTATAAAATCCATTACTGCAGAGGACCGGTGGGGAAACGTAACAACAACTCCACCGGTTGATTTAAAATACATTCGACTAGAGCCTATAAAAACCATAGTAAAAGACAGTCAGAATAACGAAATACAGTTAAACACTTTACTATTCTATGACTGTAAAAATAGTGAACCAAAGAATGTTGAATTTGCCAAAGAAACGATTATTACTATTAATGGAGTAGATTATACTGTAAAGACGACTGAGCCTTTATATGACGGAAATAAGTTACATCATTACGAAGTGGGGTTGATATAATGCCAGTCGGTAAAGTAAGGGTTAGTTTTGATAAGAAGTCTGTTAAAGCTCGTATAAAGGCTGCAGATGAAAAGGCTATATTTTTAACAGCAGAACAGGCTCTAAAGGATTGCAACCAATACGTACCTAAGGACCAGGGTGATTTGATAAGGAGTTCAGAAATCCAAAGTCAGCTTGAAAAAGGATTGCTTATCTGGTCTACTCCATATGCCAGGTATCAGTATTACGGTGTAGTCATGATTGGCAGAGCTCCTAAGGTTGCAACAGATACACCACTTAAATATACCAGGTCCGGAGCTCGTAAAATGTGGGCGCATTATGCAAGGTCAGTGCATGGAGAAGAGTGGAGAGAGGTATACAATAATGCCTTGAAGGCTAATTTGTGAGGTGATTGATATAGAACCACAGGGAGAAGCATTGAATATAGTAATTAGTACACTAGAGGATAACTTATCTCTATTTAGCACGATTAGAATCTCATCATTACCTACAGATGGTGGTATCTCATGCGAAATTAGTCCAGGATATAACCAGGATATATTCCTGAATAAGAAAGCTAATAAGGTTATTCCATTGCTTTTCTTATGCAAAAATTCTAATCAGATAGCTGTTTATGATACTCTTTGCAAGATAGGAAACTACCTGCAAGGATTAAAAGAATATCCCAACGGCGCAACATTTGAGTGGTTGAATGCAGAGGTTTCTAGTGAGCCTAGCCTAGTGGGAAAGCAAGAAAACGGTCAATATATTTATTCTTGTATAGTTGATATAACAATTTATTTTTAAGAGAGGTAAGGTGAATTAAATGCCAGAATTAAATTATCAGATTAAGGCTGAATTAAATACTACGCCAAGTGCTGCAGAAACATGGTCCGACTTAGGTGTAATGATGAAAAATATTTCGCAAGCACTTAATGAAGTATTATATCAGGCTACATATCTGTCTGATGAAGGATGGGGTAGCTCGGAAGTAACAGGTGGTCAGTACATGGTTACTTTTACCGGTGATAAAAAAGTTGGTGATCCTGTGAGTGATTACATTTTTTCTGATGCTGTCCAATATGCTTTTGGTGAAGCAAGAAAAACACAATTAAGGCTAACGAGAGGGACAAAAACAATCACATGGGAAGTTACATTAGCGAATATTACTGATGCCGGTGGAGATGCAAATCAACCGAATGCAGTTACTTTAGTTATCCATGGCAATGGTAAACCAACATTCGGAACTGTAGTTTAATCATTAAGGGAGTAGTAATTTGCTACTCCCTTTTTTAAGGAGGGATTAATATGGCATACCAAGCCAGCAGGCATAAAAGAGTTCAAGAGGAATTGGAACTACTTGATGATAAGGGAAATGTTATACATACGCTTCATGTTGATTTAGATGCAGACGTCATGGCTAAGCAGCTATCTGAAAAGCATATGGCTTTAGTACAGGCTCAAAGAGATATGACCGAAGCACAGCAAGAAGTAAAAGAAGGGAATACAGATAAGGCATTTGAAACTATTGGAATGACTTTGGTAGATTTATTCGAAGCTGTATTCGGTAAAGAAGATGCTAAAACAATAGTGGATTTCTATGAAAACAGATACATAGAAATGTGTCAGGAAGTACTTCCATTCGTTATCCAAGTAGTTATTCCAAGGGTAAGATCAGTTGCACAAGAATCAAGAAATAGTATTATGCAAGGCTATAACCGTAAGCAAAAAATAAAATTTGGTATTTTTAAATGAGTTTCATATCTTCTGAATTGAATGATAAGATTGAGAAATACGGTAAGGTATTCCGTCTCAATCTTGCTTTTGATGTAGTTTTAGAAGTTCAGAATCTGTTTAAAGAAGACCTTACGGATATAGAGAAGATACAAACAGCTATAAATATTTTAGTCATTAACAAGAGAACCTTAAAAGGGTTTACAATTCAACAGAAAAACGACTTACTGGTGGACATATTTGAAGAATTTATAAATATCAAACCTAAAAGAAAGTCTAAGGACAATAAAAAGGTATTTGATTTTGAAGAGGATGCAGAATACATCTACTCTTCTTTTTTTATGGATTATGGTATAGATCTCATAGAGCAACAAGGAAGGTTGCATTGGAGAAAGTTTATAGCACTATTTCAAGGGTTGTCTGACAACACAAAGATTAAAGAAATTATGAGTATTCGTGGCAGAGATATCCCAGAACCTACGAAGTATAACCAAAAAGAAAGACAGAATCTAATTGAATTAAAATCCTATTATGCCCTTGATAATGTTCAAGAAAATTACCAGGATGGTTTAAATGCATTGTGGGGTACATTAGAGAGGATGGCGAGTAATTGAAAAAGAAAGTGAAATGCCCTCACTGTGGTTATGAAATGCCTATCCTTTATGATGATAAAAGTATAGTGAAAGGTGTTTTTGTCCGGTGTAAAGGGCGAAATTGTAAAAAGGAATTTGAAATCAATATAAACGTCAAGTAGTGCCATGGAGCCGATGACCTTTAATTTTATGATAAAGGTAGGTGGTTAATCTATGGCAGATGGCAGAGTTGAATATGAGATACGTGGTGATGATAGTAAGCTCGATGAAGATCTTGACCGGGCCCATGGTAAAGTTGAGAAAAGTAGTAGTAAATTAGGAACCGTAGCCGGTGCAAGTGCAAAAGCAATCGGTGCCGGATTTGTTGCTGCAGGAGCTGCTGCTATTGGTGTTGGAATCGCTGCTGTAAACAGTGCTAATGATATGGATAAGGCCATGAATGGCTTCATTGCATCTACCGGTAAAGGTACGGAAGAAGCTGAACGGTACCAGGGCATCTTAGAGGATATCTATACCAATAACTACGGTGAATCTTTTGAGGACATAGCTACCAATATGGCTCTGGTAACTCAACAGATGGGTGAAATGTCAGATGCAGATTTACAGAAGACGGTTGAGAGTGCTTATTTGCTTTCAGATACCTTTGGTATAGATATTCAAGAATCGATTCGTGGCGCAAATGCCATGATGAATCAGTTTGGTATTGATTCTGAAACAGCCTATAACATGATGGCTCAGGGTGCACAAGCCGGATTAAACCAAAACGGTGACCTTGCCGATCAGATAGCCGAATACAGTGTTTATTATGCGCAAATGGGCTTAAGTGTCGAAGACATGATGAATGCCATGGCAAATGGTGTTGAATCAGGTGCCTATCAAGTAGATTATCTGAACGATGCCATGAAAGAGTTTGGTATTCGTTCTAAAGATGGTTCTGACACATCAAGAGCGGCCTTTGAAGCGCTTGGACTTAATGCTGACGATATGTTTAAAAAGTTCGCAGAGGGTGGTGAGGGCTCGAAAGAAGCCTTTAAGCTAGTGACCGATGAATTGCTTAACATGGATGACAAAGTCCAACAGGATGCCATTGGTGTGGCTTTATTTGGTACCAAATGGGAAGATACTGGGGTCCAAGCTATTACAGCTTTAACCGATATGGGCGGTGCAATAGACAGCACTACTGATAAATTATCAGAGATAGAAGACGTTAAATATGATTCGTTAGGCGAAATGTTCGAGGGATTAAAAAGATCTGTTGAAATGTTATTGCTTCCATTAGGTGAAATGTTAATACCTATGTTAAGTGAAATCATAACAGCTATTCTTCCGGTATTAGAAGAAATGTTGCCACCTCTTATTGAGTTATTTGGTGGTGTGTTCGAACAGCTGCTTCCAATGGTAGAAGAAATATTACCAGTTTTGATTGAATTATTCCAGGAACTTGCCCCACCAGTAATGGAGTTAATTGAAAAGCTTCTTCCGGTATTGCTTGAACTAGCTCAAACCTTATTACCTATATTTCTGCAGTTGATAGATTTACTTATGCCAATTATAGATCTTTTTATAGAACTGCTTGAGCCAATACTTGATCTGATAAGTCAGGCACTAGCACCTTTACTAGAAGCATTGATCCCGCTAATTAGCACTTTGTCAGATATATTGGTACCATTATTAAAAGTTGTCTTGTCTGTATTTGTTGAAGTATTTAAAGGTATAGCAGAAAATGTAACAGATCGTATTAAAGCAGTGACTAAAATTCTAACAGGTATCATTGATTTTATTAAAGGTGTGTTTACAGGTGATTGGAAGCTTGCTTGGGAAGGTATTAAAGGCATATTTGAAGGAATTGTTGGTGGTTTAGCAAGTATATTTAAGGCTCCACTTAATATTATGATTGATGGAATCAATGGGTTTATAAAAGGGGTTAATAGCATTAAAATTCCTGATTGGGTACCGGTTGTAGGCGGCAAAGGATTTAGCATTCCAACTATTCCAAGGCTTAGAGTAGGTATGGATTATGTTCCGTCCGATGATTTTCCGGCTTTATTACATAAAGGAGAAGCGGTGTTAACGGCGCAAGAAAATGGGATATTGCAATCTTTAGGTGGAATTAGAGGTCTTTACGATGTATTAAGTCAGCCTAGTACTAAGGCTATTCAAAATACGGTAATAGTGGAAAATATGGCACAATCTGAACCTATTGATTACGAGCTTCTTGGCCAAGAGACGGTAAGGGCCTTTGCTAATTCCAGGATTGGAATTAATGTTGATGGTAGAGAATTTGGTAGAGTAATTGATGAAGTAACTAAAGAAAGAAGGTGATTCCTTGCAGGAAATATATTACTTAAATCATATTAATCAAAAAATTAATCTTTTGGAGTCACCTTATCGCTTACAGACAGGTGACTTTTTCAGTTATTCATGGACATATGAGAGCACAAATAACACTGGCAGATATGGTAGTAAAATCACTAGATTTAATCGTGCTATCACAGAAAAGAATTTTGATATAAGTATTATGTCAAAAACGAAAGAACTCTATTACAGTGCCTTGAATCACTTCTTAGAAGTTACTGAAACGGATGTATTAAATAAAAAGCCTGGAAAGCTTTATATTGGGGAGCAATATATCTCATGCTACCTGATAAGTAGTGTAAAAGCTAAATGGGAGAGTGGTAATAATTTTCTAGAAAACAAGGTGAAATTAGTTTCAGAATATCCTTTTTGGATTACGGAGAGTAATTATAATTTCTTAAAGCCGGTAAGTCTATCTGGGGACAATAAACGATATCCACACAGATATACTTATAGGTATGTTGCTGGGCTTAATGAAAAGACGATTCTTAATAATCACTTTGCGCCTAGCGATATGAGAATTGTAATATATGGTCCTGTATTAAATCCTTTTATTATTATAGGCAATAATACATATGCGATTAATATAGAATTGCTAGATGCTGAATATCTTATTCTAGACACTTCAAGTAAGACAATTAGAAAAATAATGAATGACGGAACAGAGATAAATGCATTTAATAACCGTGTAAAAATATATGATGTATTTGCAAAGATTAGTACAGGTTCACAGTCCATCAGTTGGAACGGTAACTTTATGTTTGATGTTACCATTTTTGAAGAAAGGAGTGAACCAAAGTGGAGTTTATAATGGCTGATAGTGACAGAAACGAATTAGGTATTCTAGGCACTGCAAAATACATTGATATTGATCTAGGTAATTTAAATGATTTTGAGATTACATTAGACCTTGACGATTGGGATAAAAGCTTCTGTAATTATAATTATTTATTTTATTCAAATAATACTGAATATGGCGGTATTATTGAAGATATAAAAGTAGATACCAAAGCGAATACCATAAAACATAAGGGGTATACATGGCGAGGTTTATTAACTCAAAAAATTATAGAGCCACCTAATGGACTATCATATTTAAATGTAACCGGGGATGCAAATACTATTATTCAATCGCTAATAGGTACAACATTTGGTGATTTAGTTGTTGTAGATGATGTGATTAGTGGATTCGCTATTAATTATCAGTTTCCTAGATATATAAATTTATTAGATGGCGTAAATAAAATGCTTAGCATGGTAGGAGCTAAATTAAAGTTATATTTTGTTAATGAGGATATGAAAGTGCATATACAAGCAGTATCAATTATAGATTATTCTGATGAACTAGAGTACTCACAGGATCAATTAATTAATTTCAATACAAGGGACTACAGGAGGGGCATAAACCATCTTATTTGTTTAGGAGGTGGTGAATTAACAGAAAGAGAAGTTATTCATTTATATCTGCAGGAAGATGGAACAATTGGAAGTGAGCAATTTTATTTTGGACTCTCTGAAAGAGTAACAACCTTTGACTATGCAAATGCTGAGGATACATCTTCACTTATTGAAAGTGGAATAAACAGATTTAAAGAACTATTAAATTATACTGAGCTCTCAATGTCAATTGATGAAATAGAAGCTGATCTAGGCGATATTGTAGGTGGCAGAGAAAGAGTAACAGGTTTATCCATGAGAAAACCAATTGTACAGAAAATACTTAAAGTAACTGGTAATAATATTTCGATAGAATTTAAGGTAGGTGATTAGCATGGGATTTAAAGCGATAACAATAAATACACCGTCAACAGAACCAGCCCATATATATTCTGCTGATGATGCGGCTTTGTACAACGGAATCATTGGAGTAGATTGTGTATTAGAATTAGGTAGTAAGATGGCTGCAAGCATAATAAGTAATAATCTTATTCGTATTACAGATGGTGCTTGTGTTATACAAGGCCATTTTGGACGGATACCATTTGGAGAGTATGAAGATATGGTAATTGAAAATGGTATTGCTGATCAGATGAGAAATGATATTATTGTAGCAAGATTTACCACGACAAGCTCAGGAGAAGTAGAAACATACGAATTAGTGGTGTTAAAGGGAATGTCAGGTATAAGTGCAACGGATCCAATTATTACAATAGGTGATTTAGAAGAAGGTGACTATGTAAGAGAATTACCTCTTTACCGCGTTAAGATAAGTGGGTTATCTATTACAGAAGTAGAACCACTCTTTACAAGTTCTATTACTTTAGATAGGGTAAACAAGTTCGAAACTTCAGGAGGCACTGCCACTGCTATAGCTTTAACTTTGCCTAATTTAGTGGAAGGACTATCGAAAACTTTTATTTGCTCGACAGCAAATGGGGGAGCAGCAACCACTATTAACACCAAGCCATTATACAAGCCTGGGACAACTACAGCTCCTAATTTAGTAGCTGGAAAGGCTTATACGGTATGGTATGACTTAGCAGGTGACCGGTTTTATTTAAAAGATGATTATACATCTAAAATAATAAACACGGTATTAACAAGTGTAGGGTGGGTAGGTACCTCAGCCCCTTATTCTCAAGAGGTTGCAATATCAGAGATGACATCCACCTCTAATGCTACAGTTGCTATTTCTCCTGGTGCAACAACTACTGAATATAATGCTGCAGTTGATGCTATGTTACATCCATCGACTCAAGGAGATGGAACTATAACCATTAAAGCTTTTGACTCAAAACCAACGGTAGACATTCCAATAACGGTTATGATATTAGGATAGAGGAGGGGAATATAATGTTAGTTAGTAAATTCCCTACTGGTGTAAAAATATATACAGACCAAGTATCAGGTCTTAGTGTTAATCCTGTTTCTAATACTCCAGGAAGTTTAACTGTATCTTGGACTAATCCTACAAGTAAAAAATATGTAGGAACAATGATAAGATATAAAGCTGGTAGCTACCCAACTTCTCCAACTGATGGAACACAAGCTTATCTAGGCACAGGTACAAGTTGTACAATAACCGGTTTAACCGGTGGTACAAAATATTATGTAAGAGCATTTGCCAAAGCAGCTAATACAAGTGGCACTAAAATATTCTATAATGTAGAAACTACAGGAGCGCAAGATAATGATACTACATGTGCTAGTCCAGTTACTAATCTTGCAGTTGCTAAAACATCGGCAAGTAGTTTAACTATTTCATGGACATCTCCAGTTTTAAACTATATGGCTGTAAGGATTGTAAGAAAAGCAAGTGGTTATCCAACATCACCAACTGATGGGACAGTTATTTATGAAGGTACGGCAACAAGTAAAACAGATATTGGATTAACAGCAAATACAGCATATTATTACAGAGCATTTGTTTACAATGGTTCAATATGGAATACAGCTACTACTGGCCAGCAAGGAACAAATACTACAAAAATTGCTTCAGGTCAAGTAATATTCACTTCTTCACAATCTTGGATAGTTCCAGTTGGAGTTACTAAGGTAGATGCATTTGCTGTTGGTGGAGGAGCAGGTGCAGGCTACAATGGTGGTGGAGGAGGATATACAGCTACAAAATTGAATATATCAGTAACTCCTGGGTCGGCTATTACTGTAACAGTTGGTTCTGGTAGTGCAGCAGCTTATACAAATGGATCAGCACAAGGAGGATCATCATCATTTGGAAGCCACGTCTCAGCAGCCGGAGGTAAAGGTTGTACTTATGAAATAGTTTCTTACGATGGTTCAACCTATTATACATATGTTGGTGGTGATGGTGGTTCCGGAGCAGGTACTTCGGCAAATTCTAATATACCTGCTACTCCGCCTAATGGTGGGTCTGATGGTTCTAATGGTGGTGGTCCAACAATGGTTCCAGGTTATTCCTTAGGCCAAGGAACTACAACACGAGCTTTTGCTACTGCTGGAGCAACTCTTTATGCTGGTGGTGGTGCTGGTATATCTGGCAATGGAGGCGCTGGTGGTGGAGGTAATCCAGGAGTGTCAGGAACACCAAACACGGGTGGAGGTGGTGGAGGTAATTATAATACTACTGCAAGTGGTGGTTCTGGTATAGTAATAGTAAGATGGGCTGAACAATAGAAAGGAGATAACACATGTGGGTAAATCAAATATTTAGTTTAATAGATAGTGATGGCACTATTCAAAATATAATAGTTGCAGACAACTATGAGATTGCCAATCAGATATCGAGAGATTTGTATGGCGATGGTGCCTATGCAGAAGATACTACGCAATATCCTTTAGGAATAGGGTGTAAACATATTAATGGGTTATTTTATCGCGAAGATGGAGTAACGGAAGTTCCTAGAAACTTAACTGCAGAGGAAGAGGCTAATTTAGCTAGAATTAAAGCAGAACAACTTGAGAAAATAGTCATACCAACTATCAATGTAGAGACCTGTACATTAGATGAATTAAAAGCTTGGCAGATTAAACAAAGCGAGAAGAATTTAGAGGAGTATTTAAAAGCTAATCCAATTCTATCCACCGCACATAAGCCGGAAGGAGCATATTATTCTATAACAAAAGATAAGCAAACTTATTTAGGTCAAATGATTATGATAGCTCAAATGGCTATGCAAGCTGGACAACAATATCAACCATCTTGGAATGAAGCAGAGCAGCCATGTACTTATGATTGGACTTTGACAGAATTACAACAATTAGCTTTTGAAATTGAAGCTGTAGTAAGACCAAAGGTAAATGCTCAGCAACATATGGATGAAAGTATAAGAGCATGTACAACAAAGGAAGAAGTTCTTGCTGTAGATATAACATTCTAGGAGGCATAATATGAAGCAGATATTTAAGTATTTAATACTTTTTGTCATCGGAGGAGTAAATTATTACATAATTGAACTGCTGTGGCGTGGCTACAGTCACTGGACCATGGCTATATTAGGTGGCATATGTTTTATCCTGGTTGGAATGCTCAATGAGTTTTACACCTGGGATATGGCGCTTGTCAGTCAGATGTTTTTATCAGCTATAATCATTACAGGCATGGAACTGATAGCCGGCATTATACTAAATATATTCCTGGGACTAGACATTTGGGATTACGGAAACTTGCCTTATAATTTTATCGGCCAGGTATGTCTGGCATATTCAAATATCTGGTTTTTACTATCACTGCCGGCTATACTTTTGGATGATTATATCCGGTACCGGTGGTTAGGTGAAGAAAAACCACATTATAAATTATTTTAGAGCCTTCGAGCTCTTTTTTAAAATTTAGGAAAAGAGGTAGAACATGGATGATGAATTAGTAAAACACAGGCTTGACGTACAGGATAACAGACTGAATGATCACTCAAAAAGACTAGACCGTCTGGAAGTAACTCAGGCTGAAGCCAATACAATGATTAAGAATTTATGTGAAAAAATCGAAGGTCAGACAAAAGCAATTTACTGGTTGATAGGATTAGGAGCCACGAGTCTATTAGGCTTCTTTTTTTATGCAATACAACAAAATATTTTTAATTAAGAAAGCGAGGTAATTATTATGGATATTAGTTTTTTAAATGATTACGTAAATTTAGTAGTATTAGGCATATGTTTATGCTTAGGTTATGTTATTAAAACCAGTTTGGACATTATTAATAACAAGTACATACCAGCTATTATGTTATTCCTTGGTACAGGAATAAACTGTATTATTAATGCGCCTAACATAAATGCTGCTGTAGTTTTAGGAGGTATGATAAGTGGGTTAGCAAGCACCGGTCTTTATGAAGCCATGAGGAATCTACTTGATAAAGACGGAAAGAAAGGGGAATAATTATGGCTAAATACTTAATTGCTTTAGACGATGGTCACGGTATGGAGACTGCAGGTAAGCGGTCTCCTAAATTATCAGATGGTACCGTAATGAGAGAGAACGAATTTAACAAAACAGTTATTAGTAAATTAGATATAATCCTTAAAAGATGTGGTTTTGATACGCTGCTTACTGCTCCAACGGATGCAGATACACCTTTGTCACAGCGTACTGCTCTTGCCAATAGTAAAAAAGCTACAATCTTAATTTCTGTTCATGCTAACGCTTTAGATGGCAGTTTTGATGGATCTAATCCAAGGGGAGTAGAGACTTACTATTATCCTGGATCTGCAAAAGGCAAGAAACTGGCCGAGACAGTACACAAATATCTTATCCAGGGCACCAAGCAGATTGACCGCGGAGTAAAGGCTCAAAACTTACACATGATACGCGAAACTGATATGCCGGCTATTTTAGTCGAAGCTGGATTTATGGATAGTCCGGAAGAAATAAAACTGCTCCTGAATGATGATTTTAGAAATGAAGTGGCAGAGGAAATTGCAAAAGGAATTTGCGAGTACCTGGATGTTAAGTATGCACAGGAAGAAAAGGAAGATGTTATCTACCGCCTCCAGGTTGGTGCCTATAGTAATCGAGATAATGCTGTAGCAGCACGTACTAGGTTAAAATCATTGGGTTATGATGCGATTATAGTAACAGATAAAAAATAATGAAAAACCCCGGTCTTGCGGCCGGGGGAATAAACTATTCAACTTTCAACTCGAAAACTGCCTCATAGGTATTATAATTTGCGTCATACATCTCTACATAAACTTTAATAATTGAACTTTCATTATTTAATCCATATGCTTCTTGGGCACCGACACATTTAGCACCTACAGGAGTTTCCTTTGGATATACTGATGTATCCGCAGGATAAGTAGATGCAACTTCACCTTTTTCATCAATAATGTTCATATTACTAGATGATATATATAGGTCCATAAAACTACCTTTATAACCAATATTTTCGTAAGTGTAATTAAGTATTACTACTTGATCAGGATTTTTATCACTATATGGGTTACGATCATCCGTGACAGTAACAGAATCAAAAGTAAGTGACCAAAGTCCATCCACAGTCCAAGTCTCTCCAATTGCATAAGTCTTATTAGCAACTGGCTTATTACTATCAACTACTGTTACAGCACATGTATATTTATTACTTCCTACAGTCGCAGTAATTGTAGCCTGTCCTTCAGATTTAGCAGTAACAGTACCGGTTCCAGTAACCGTTGCTACAGCTTTTTTACTAGTTTTCCAAGATATTTTACTTTTCGTTCCACTAATTTTTAATTTTAGTGTTGAATCAACTTCCATTGTAGCTTTCGATTTACTAATTGTTACAGCAGCACTTGCTGTATTTGGTACTACTGTAAAGCATAGTGTAAAGATTAATAATAAAGATAATAATTTTTTCATACTTGCCTCCTTGGTAATTATTTATAAGTAAAATAATAACATTATTTATATTTTCTATCAAGTAAATATTTATCATTATGCTATACGACACAATGATGTGCTTATTTTAAAGTATATTGGTTTTAAGTTAATGGGTTGTTCATAATTGTAAGTGGATACAAAACGGTACGGTTCAGCTCCACTTTTAGTATCCACTTCCGAGTAAATCTCGACGTAGGTTGGATACACAACAACTTTTTTAATATAAGTCTTAATGATTCTTTGCTGATCATTGAGGCTTTTATTTTTTATATTCAT